TTTGCGCTGCATAAGCTTTGAATTCTTCCGCTGTTTTTGCAACTTCTACACCGTCATGTGTGTATGAAGTATGTTTTTCACCATCATCATTGTAACTGATATTTAATGCACCTGCTAATATGGCCTTACCAGCCAGCTTGTGTTCATCATGGAACATATCAGAAACGCTATTAAATTCTTTGTCGTAAGAATTCTTTCTGTTCGAATTACGCTCACCATCTAATGCGTCTTGTAATTTAGCCATAGCCTCTGCATTCTCTTTAGAGTAATGCGCCTTTAAGCCTTCCATATCGCCAGATAGTTTTAACTTATCCTCAGCTAATGACTGCATAGCCTGATCTTTTTCAGCAACTAAAGATTGTACGTTGCGTTTCTCGCCTAATATATCATCACGGTTTTGTGTGATTTTCTGATTAGCTTCTGTCAGCTCTGATATTTTATCTTTTAGAGCCTTGATTTCTTCTTCAGTCATAATGTCCTCCAAGGACAAGTTTAGGTGAGCACTACCCACCAGTTTGTTGACGCAATATTGCGCCTAATTCGTTATCTTTCTTTTTCATATCCGATATAGAAAGGGGATTTCCAAGCGTGTCAATTGTCGCATCTGCAAATTCGCTTGGGTTATTCATCTTTCTAAATGCCTTACCTAAAGTTGGACCTAAGATATTATCTTGATCACTCGCATTAAGTGCTTTCATTTTATCATAATAAATACCTTCACTACTAACCGGCTTAGGATCTAACTTTCCATCAACCTCAAAACTTGATGCTCGTTTAGTATCTTTATCATCTAATTTAAATCTATCATCAACTTCATATACTAAAGCTGTACGGCAGTTAGTATGCAAAGGAGGGGTGAAACTTGATAACTTAGGTGAATCTTTAGGTATAAACTTTTGATCTAATGACCTGCATTTCTGTGATGTCCTTGAGTCAACAACAGATATTAACCTGTAGCCCGTCAATATATCATCGTTTTGATCAACAAATTCTATCCTGGCAACATTGGCATAATGATTTGTGCCTGTAATAGCAACAGACTTAGCTGACCTATGCGCGCGATTTAATAAGTTTTTAGATGTAGTGCTTTTCTGTAGTCGCATTTGACTAAATACATTGTTAGCTATTTGGCCAATAGTTTGACCATTAACAAAGCCGTTTTGAACTAAGGCATCTATTTCATCAGCCCACTTACGCCAATAATTTGACATCATAGAGTTGTAAGTCGTGTATGCTGACTCGCTCAATTGAATAGGTGTAGCTATTGCGACAGCGTTAACTTGCGCAGCACTAGGTACTGTTGATGCAAAGTCATCACGAACAACAATCTTATCAAGAGTGCTAGCGGCGAATTCTGCCTCGTTAGTTCCTATCTCACGATTAGACTTTTTAAGTTGACTAATATAATCCTGTAAATGACCTCTTGACGCTTCATCAATAGCCTTTGTTATTGCTGCTTGATTTGCTGCTGTCTTTGGTCTATCAAGATAGCGATTAAATATGCGTTGAACATCATCTTCGATTAATTGAAGAAAAGGTATTACAGCATTACCTTGAGTCGCACCGATACGCTGTAAGAATACCGTGTGCTGACTATAAACGGTTGTCAGTATCTCGTTAGGCATTATTCAGCCTCATTAGCCGCTTGTGTGATTGCTTGGTCTTGAGTCATACTGGCAATTTCAGCGCTATCTTTTTCAGCCTGTGCTTCTAACTCTTTATCATCCAACTTAGTAAAACCAACCTTTCTAGCAGTTTCATATAGAGTGGCTTTGGGTAATACGCCACCTTGAACCATCTCCATTTGTTTTGTGATCATTTCAGGTGACATATCATCAGTGACAAAATCAGTATTTAATTTGTATGTTGACTCACTTGTCTCACCAAGAAATAAAGCGGCCCATTGTAAGCATTGCTCTAAACCTGATGTAACGTTAAATGTGATACGTTTCAATGTGCTTGTTGAAGTGCTTACTTCTATTTCTTTAGCGCCTAACGTTTGAGTGCTGGATGCGTTAGTAACCAATTGAGCGCCTAACATAACCATCCTTTCTTGATCGCGAACCATTTCAGCAGGTATTGCGCCGGTAGCTTCTAACTGTAATAGCTCAACCTTATCAGTAGCGTTAAATAGATTACGACCTTTGGCACCAACATCTAAGCCGTTTGGGTTAGCCTCTGCAAACTCGTCATTAGTCATGTCAGTAAAAACGTTAGTCATGCCTTGACCGTGAAAGTGTAAGTTGTCGCGGTTATCACAATCTAAAACAAAGTGGCCCAAGTTAGCGTTAGCTAAATCATACAATGGTATTTTAGAGTATTCAGGAGAATTATTATCAGCACCGAAGAATTGAAAAGGTATTTCAGTTAAGTTTTTACCGTTAGCCATTGGGGTAACATCACTGATCAACTCTTTTTTCTCGCTCCATAATTGATTATGGTAAATACCGTCAATCATAATTAACCGGCGCAATTGTTTTACTTCTTCCCATTCCCATTCGTTTTTCTGTACGCTTGTTACTTCAATCAACTTAATTTCATCAACCGAATTAGATGTGCCGCTAACTCTAGGCGTTAGTATTTGCTCGGCCTTGTATTGAATGAAGCGAGGCGCATTTTCTGGCATTTGCATTTGTGCCTGTGTTAATCGCTGCTCATTAGATGGCATATCGACTAAGATACCATAGCGCCCTATCAAATCGACCTCATCAACAACTTCTTGAGCAACTTCACGCAAGCCACTTCCGGCACCATCAGCATTTTTAGTTAAATAATCTAACTTAGGAGCTAATTCAACTTCAGGCTCTTTACTCCACACCATACCCCCTAAACTTTCATGTGTTCGACCTGTAGCGTTAAAAAAACGACCACGCGACCAATATGATTGAACACGTAAAGCATTAGCTTGATTACATGCGTTAGCTTGTTGTATCTGCGCATCATTGCCGAATACTGGGTAGTGTTTATATTGTGGCCCGGGTAAACAGGTGATTATCTGTAATACTTTATATTTACCAGCAATAGCGGCCCTAACTTCCTGCCACAAACTGAACTGTTCTTGGTAATTGCTATCGCCACTCAGAAAGTTATCTGTGACCTGTGAGTTATACGCCATTATTTAAGCCTTATGTAGTTAATGGGTTATTATAGCATTAAGGGTGCTTATTTAAAATAACGCTTGATATAATGCAAAAGGTGAACTATATTAATGCTAATGATGCAAATTAAAGGGGTTTATAAGTAAATGATCACACTAACAAGAAAGATTAGAAGTAAAGGCTATACTCTATTAGAGTTTTGCGAGGCTATAGGTTATTCGTTGCGCTGGTATCGTGAACACGCCAACAAGGATACCAAGCAGAATAAGTTAATTGCTAGGTATGTTGAAGCACTACCTGAAGTGTTAATTAAAGGATGGAAGTTAGAGAGCGTTAAATTACCAGAGGATAAATAACATGATTATACCCAAAACAGAAGAAGATATGAAAGCCATTATTGCCGAATGGTCGGACTGTCAAAACTGTGGCGATGGTGATGAGATGGTTTATTTTGCTTGTGAAGTATTAGAAATAATAAAATTTATGGATAATAAGCAGAATGAGTTGATTAAATCGGGGATTGAATCCCTACAGTGTAAATACACTAGAGATGAATACGGAAACCCTCCGGGATATAAAAGTACATTTATTAAAGATACTATAAATAACATAACAAATAAGGCGAATGACAATGGATAATATCGAAGATTACGAAGTAGATTGTACCGAGCAAGAATTCAACGAGTTTAGCGAAGCTGTTGAGCAATGGATTGAATATAAAGTGGGTAAATCATGAACAAGGCATTTACAGCTAACCGTAAATATTTAAAGCTCCTCGCTTACCTTTACTGTGGTATTTCTCAGTAGCATAACGAAGACTATCAATAAAATGGTTGAAGTCATCAACAGGTTTGTTGGTAGTCTTGTTCGTTTTCTTATCTATGGCCCATGAATAATTATTAAACTCGGTCATAAATTCCACCAGGTGAGCATTTAATATAATCTCATAGTCTAATAGAAAATCTATCCCAGTATTAATCGAGTCCTTGCCTTTAAGCGCACCAACTATCCTAACGCCTTTATGCTTAATGGCATCAATAGACTTTGGCTCTGAGCTGTCAGCGGTGGTTAAATGCCTGTGTAATAACATCTCTTTAATCTTGGCAGAGATAGCGTTGTTGCTCATTCCCTTTTGATAGAATCCGTCATATATAAATAGCTTCTTATTCTTAAGGTCGATATAACTTTGATTGAATGCGCTAGGGTCGTTAGTGTAACCAAAATCTAATCCTTGAATACTATCTAACTCTTTAATTTCTTCCTCACGTATAAGTCTTTGCTCAACGTTTTGGAATATTAAACCCTCGGCAGTTCCCCAGTTACCAAGACAGTAAATGTTATAGAACCTAGGGTTAGTAAATCGTTTGTTTTCTAATACGCTCTTATAGTCTTTATCTATAAAAGCATTATCCAGGTAAGTTGTTTTTAATTTAAATGCTTTATAGTCATCAGTGTCAAAGAATACCTGTTTAATCCAGTGTTGTTCGCTAAAAGGGTTAAACGTTAATGTTATTTGCTTTAATACGCCTTGGTCGCCACGTAAGCGCAAATCTAATTGCTCGAAATCTTCTTGTAATAACTCGGTTGCTTCCTCTATCCAAATAGAAGTAACGCCCTCGATAGACTTTAGTTTTTCAACATCATCAAGGCCACTGAATATAATCTGTGAGCCTGTTGGATTATAGATAATAGTTTTGTCAGTGAGGTTAATGCTAAATTCTTTAGTTAACCCCCATTGAGATATTAAAGCTTTCATCAATGCGAATACTGAACGCTTAATAGTTCTATCTACTTTACGCACAATAAGGAAATTATGCTTTTCTTTGATCACTCTTTGAAGTGTAACTCTAGCTACTTTGTGAGATTTACTTGAGCCAGCACCACCATATAATACTTGGTAGCGGTTTTTATTCTTGAAGTATGGAATGAATACAGGAGCGGTTTTATTCATGTACCCGCGTATATCAGCGAGATTTACCACTCGTGTTCGCCGGTGTCTATGATGTGTTTGTTTTCTGTTTGAGTTGGAGCGTTATCACCTTGCATTAAGTTATGCTCTTTAATCGCGGCAATAACGGCATTAGCGTTTAGCATGCCTTTCTCATCATCTTTAAACTTACAAGATTGCATTACTTCTTCAAGTATTAAAAGCTTTTGTTCTTTAGTTTTAATAAATAGCTTTGTGGCTAACTTCTTTTGCTCTTGGATAGCTTGTTGTACTTTAACATCCTTTAACAAGCGGCTTGCTTGTTGTGCTGCTGTCTTTGGGCTGTAGCCCGCCTCTATAGCGGCTTTAGTGCCTTCTTTGCAGCCTGTTAAAATAAACGCTCTTATGAAATCACTTTTCTTTGAATCTGTTATTGCCATCATTAGCCCTGCCTTTGATGTTAACCCCGCAAGGGTTGTTTATATCT